GTCCTTTGCTCTTCCAATGGTGCTTTCAATCAGTTGATTGCGCTCACCGGGAGTCATCGTGTCAGAGACGGTAAACATTGCCTCACCCGGTTTCAATTGCTGCTTTTCTTCCTGTTGACGGATGGCTACCTTCTCGCCTTCAGAAATATTTTCACCTTCTCTTGCCAAAGCGGCAAGATCATTTAATTTTTTTGTTAATGCAAGTTGCCCTTCCGTTGGGCCAGCGCTTGTGACTGATGATGCGGGAGATCCTGCGGTGATCTGATTCTGACCAGCAGCATTAGTTGTAGTGCTAACAGTCGGCGTTGTTTCAAAATTGCCAGTAATGTTGTAAGTGCTGTCTCCGTACTTGAACGTGGTGAAGCCAGCAGCACTTGCCGCTTTTGCCGCATCATTAATGGTGTCCAGCTTCATGCCATTGGCATTAAAAACTTTGGCATCAAGCGCTGCTTGTTCTCTATCCTCTTGATCTGTTTTGTACTTTTGCTCAACAGCAGCAACATAATCAGTTGTGTCTGGTTTTATTGTTTTTGACAAGTCTTCAGCCGTTGGCTCTTTTCCGTACAGCACTTTGTATTTGTCTGAAGCCTCTTGATAGCCTGATAACTGTTCTGCGGTTGGGTCTTTATTAAAAGACGAAACAAAATTTTGATATGATTTTGTTAATAAATCTGTGCTCCATTTTTTAGCCGCTTGAGTAGCGTCTGCAAGCACAGTATTAATTACCGCTTTTGGCCCCCCAGTAACTAAAGATCCAACTAATTTTGCGGTAGTAGCGTCAACATCTTTAAGTGCGTTATTTACAGCAAAATTGATTGCGGTGCTTTTCAAACTTGATGCAAGTGAATCTAATACTTGTTGATCAGTGCCCCCAGAAGCCGCCGTACTGATTACAGCATTACCAGCATTAACAACCATATTTGTAATGGTTGGGTTGCTAACTACACTATTGACCGCCTTTGTAACAGCAGGGGATGCTATGCTTAATCCGGTGCTTACAAGTGCATTTTTGATTGCTGTTCCTGGATCTTGGCCTCTTGCAATATTTACAGAAGCATTGGCTATCCCAAGGCCAACCGCATTTGCAGCAGCCCCAGCAGTCATCACACCAGCACTTACAATCTGTGATGTAATTATATTTCCCAAGCCGGGCAAAACTGCTGGCCCAACCAACATTAAAAGATCATTGAGCCACTCACCAGAATTATGAGTTGCTCGGTATTCATTGCTTGACCATTTTGCATAGTCGCTTGAAGCAATCACATTTCCTTGGGCGTCTTTAGCTGGCCCATAATTTGGAATTGAATCTAAATATTGCGGAACATTGGATAACGCAAACATTACTCCACTTTTTCCAGTAATCCCATTTGAGCTTGGATCTGCTGCTTTAGCCCTGTATACATAAGTATTGATTGCGGCTTGATCTGCTAGTGACAATTTATTAAAAAAATTATCTTGAGCAGAACCCGCAGAAAAGGGAGACGTTTGTTCTCCCCATCCATATGGGCCTGAACGGAAAGAACTACCAAAACCAAAAAGATCAGCTAATGAGCTCATGTTGTTTGTGTCGCTGGGTTAACTGCCGCCACCATAGCCTCTGCCCAATCAAACCAGTTTTCGTATTGATCTGTGCGGGGTGTAGCCTCATTTGAGAATACATCAATTGCGTTCAGCCCATTACCCCACGCCTTCCAATCCGTCTGGGCATCAGGGATCTGAAGGTTCTGAGCGCCATACAGTTCGACCATGAGCGATGCCCACGAGTCAAACGTATGGTAGCGGGGGTCATAGATCTGTGCAGGATTAAGAGCCATACGGTCTCGCATCGCCAACGTCAGCGGTCAGTAAGACCTTACCCATTTGGTAGTTGCCGCCAGCAACGTCAGAGGTAAACCGCAGTCGTAGTTCCCTGCGCTGCTCACGCATATCAATCTTTCCCGTGCTTGGCCCGAAAACAAATGGGTCAGACTCCTTGTCTGGGCCTTGCGCGAAGGCTGGGCCAGTAACCGTTAAAACCATGTCGCCAGATTGAACAAAATCAGGCTCAACACGTTCTAAGCGTAACCACCTGTTCAAACCTTCAGCCGCTATTTGAGAAGGCCCGCCAGACACCCAGCCAAGGTCATTGGTCTCAAAGTAGCTAAGGATTGCCATCACGTTCTGACCATTGATCTGATCAGTTCCGATCTCGTGCTGATATATCTCAACAAGGTCAGGGGGGATTGAAAAGGTCAGAGAGGCCGCGCCCGTACCCGTAGCAGCCGCTGACATTTGGATTGCTTGGGCGTAAATGGCCGACACAGGAATTGAGAACCCAGCCCCCGTGCCACCCAAGCTGGCCGCTGTGGCGCTTAGTACGTCTCCCACAAGGTAGGCCGCTCCACGGGCCGTGATGGTCACGGTGGTCACAGCAGTACCAGAAACGCCTATGGTGGCCTTAGCGCCCAATCCTGCGCCTCCTGTAAGGGTCACGTTGGCATAGGAGCCGTTGACGTAGCCTGCGCCTGCTGTAATTGCTCCCAACGTCTTGATGTTGCTGGAGGTGATGGCCACTACAGTCGTGTTTGTGGGGATGTTGGAGCCAGAGATAACCTGATTCAAAGCCACCTGAGTGTTGTAGGTGTCGCTAAACAGAAAAACGCTGCCAGACACCTCGTTAAAAGTAGCCGTGAAAACGGTCTCGGCGGTGCTGGCGTGCCAGTCTGCGGCTATTGGGAAAGCAAACACTTGCGAGAAGTACCCAGCAGAGCGCTGCGCACCACTTGCCTCACCCGCGTCATACCAAGTATTTTCTCGCACGTTGTAGATGATGGCGTCGGTGCATTCGGTTGCATCACCTTTGGGGTAGAACCACCAGATTTCGCCAAACCTTGGCACCTTTGTAACCCAAACCTTCTGACGCTGGTCATAGTTCAGGTTGTCAAAGAAGTAGTTCTGATTCATCGCGTTAGGAATCTCTTTGACCACACCGTTGTACAACAAGAAGCGGTCAACGCCACACCAGTAGTACACGCCGTCGTACTCAATGGCCGACTGCGAAGAAAGAATTGAGGACTGGCTGCTGATGATGTCATAGCGCCAGTATTGAGGAGGCGTTCCTGTGCCACCAATGAACGACACGCGGATCAGGCTGTCAAGGCTCCAAAACAGGCCAGAAGGCGCGTTTGAGCCGCCCCTGACGGGTAGCCCTTGGACAATCTTTCCAGAGGCCACATTGACCGCGTTGGCGTCCGCAGAGACCCAGTCATTGGTATTTCCTGCCGAGCAGTTCTGGATCAGGCCGTTGTTGCCGTACACGAACAAGTACGGGTGCAGCGACACAACCCCGCCAGACACCGAGATGTTGTTGTTGAAGGTCAGCGTCACAGTACCAGAAGCCGTGGCAGTGTTGGAGATCACCAGCGTAGTCGTGGAGATGGACACCACCGTGGTGTTGGCGGGTATGCCCGTGCCAGTCACAGTTTGACCAGCGCCGATCAAGGTGTTTGACGCTGCCAAAGTCACCGTAGCGCTTAAATTTGTTGTTGTGCCAGAGGCGGTAAACACGCCAATTTGGCTCATGGTCAATGCAGTGATGTCGCCAATCAGCACTGGGGTGTTGTTGTCGTTTCCGATGGAGGCAAGGTTCTGTCCCGGATGCGCAACCAAGGACTGCAAGCCTGTTCCCGATACGTCATAAAAGCCATCAAACTGCCACAGGTTCAAATTAGACTGCGTAAAGTTGGACAAGGTAAAGTTACCCACGCCAGCACCTACGCCGTTGTTGTCAATGGTCAGAACTTGCAAGCCGTTGTTGTAGCCGCTGAAGATGGATGTAAAAGCGTTCTGAGCGTTTACCCAGATCCCGCGTGAGGGGCCAGTAAGCTGATCAGAAATTACCCTGTACCCGCCAATCTTGCGAGGACGATTGCGTTGAAACCTTACCCATAAACCATCGGTGTAAAAAGTCTTGTCGAAGACGGTTCCATCCCGCTGGATGCCCGGTTTTGTGTCAAGGGTAAAGACTTTTGCAACCATTAAAACGTGCCCCCTTGCACTCCGCCAGTGAAGTTGCCCGTGCCCGGTATGTTCAGCCCTGTAGCCGTTAACCCAAAAAGTTTGACGCCCAATATTGCAATACCAAACTCACCCGATCCGGGGCGGTAGATACCTGTTGACGTTTCCGTTGCAAAGTTCAGCGATGGAGCGCCCACCGTGCCGTCTACCAAGGACACGTTCACCGCACCAGCAGCAATCGTAGAGGCGTTGAGCAAGTTGACCGAGTCGCACAACAAGATCACCTGCTGGCTTGCGGGGACGGTGGCCGTAGCGCCGCCTCCGCTCGTGGTGAAGGTGATCTGGTATCCCGGCCCACCACCGTTGGTCTGGTTGGTGATGTAGTACACCTGAATTGTTTGTGGCAACACTATAGTGACGTTGCCAGTCAGGGTTCCTGTGTACTTCTGGATTGTGTTTGCGGCCTCTGAAGCGGTCAGGGTGTAGCTTCCAGTCACCACAGCCTTGGTGAGTTGGGTAAAGTTGAACTCAGTGCTACGACCCAAGCCAACCGTGAAGAAGGCCGATCCAGAGCAGCAGATTACGCAAGAGTCGGCAGGCTGCAAAGCAATTGTTGACGCGCCGTTGATTAGGATGCCGCCAGCAGGGGCGATGGTCAAAGTACCAGTGCCGCCATTGCGCACCATCATGTACCAATCATTTCCTAGCGTAACGGCAGAGGTCAGGGTCAGCGTTCCAGAGCCTCCCGTCCAAACGTAGGTGGATGCGCGGTCAGTGTCAAGTGCTGTGTAACCAGACGCAAAGGTGTTGACCTCGTTTGCCGCGTTCAACGTGTTGGAAATGGCCTTGAGACCAAAGCCAGCAAGGGTTGCGGCATCGACGTTTGACGTACCAACACCAAAGGCTATGAGACCCCATGTGCCCGCCGTATTGGCGTTGGTGGTGAGGTAGATGTATTTGGCCTCACCGGGAGCGATTGTGACGATTGTGCCGCCAACGTAAGTTCTGACGGTGAAGGTGTAGGAGCCGATGTTGCGAAACAGCGCATCAATGCCAACAGACGCCTGATTTGCAGGCGGCATATCCAAAGTGAAAGAGTCCAGCGTAAACGTCAGGCCAGTCGTTGTGCCAGCCGTGGTTGCAACCGCAGCGCCACCCAAGGTGGCCGACAGCGTGAAGGTCGTCGTGCCGTTGGTGACAATGATGTAGTAGGTGTTGCCAGTGGTAATGCCGCCTGAAGTGCCCGTGGAAACTCCAGTTACAACGACTGCTTGACCAACAAACAAACTTGGGGTGGCTGTACAGGAACACTGGCCTGCTGTGCCCGTGACGGTGACGCCTGCCAACACAAGACCACTAGACAATGACGATACATCCATCACCCTAGCCGCTGCATTGTCTGTAACGCTGCCGTTAATAGGCCATGTCAATACCGAGTCAGCAGAAAGAACAATGCTCCGATATGAAACATCGGTAGGCTGGATAACTTGGCCTGTGAACGGACTTGTAAAGCTCATTATGAATCCCTCGCAATCGCCTGCCTATCAGCCAAGCGGTTTACATTTTCGTTTTGCAACAAAGAAATGATCTTGTCGTACTGGCCCTGCCACATCGGAATGCGCTCGTCATTCTTTAAGAAAGGCATTGCCTGCAACAAAGATCCGTACAGCAACGCTTGAGGCGCATACTGGGTGAACCAATTGGACTGGTTGGACGAGTCAAGGGGCTGGTTGCGCTCGTAGTACAAGACCTCGTAGTTGTACGCCGCCGCAGGAGTAGGGGCTACCAGCCAATGCTCGTAGTCGTAGTCGCAGAAGTACAGTGGAACGTCCGTTGAACTTGCGTTGGGCCAATACGAGCGAAGGTACTCGTAGGTGCGAAGGAGGACGGGCTGGCGCTTTCCAGAAACAGTCACGTTCATGGACACAGTCTTGCGCCAACGAGCGGGCTTGGCAATTGTGGTCTCACTTAGAACCATCGTGCTTTGAACCACCACCAAATTGCCGAGGAACTTGATCTCGGAGGCGATAATCTGCTCCGCCAGCATGATGAACTGGGGAATTTTTGCAATAGTGGCGGCGTCCGTCCGCTCCAAGTAGGACTGAACGTCTTCTACAAGGGAGTCATACGTCATTACCGAAGCGGTGGTCATACGTTCCTCTCAATTTTTACGCCAGCATTGAAGAAGCTGCCGTCTGTGCGTGAGCGACCCGATTTAACCAGCCCTTCAGGAATCTCTGCTGGGTGGGGTTTTTCTTGGCTAGGCTATTGTAGAACGCTTCTTTCTGCTGGGCAAACTTTTGCAGGGTATCTGTTGGGGTAGCTTTGGCTACCAAAGCCATTGTGCCGGGGCCGATAGCGCCATCAGGTGTAGCTCCCACGGATTGCTGGAGGAACTTGGCTGCACGATTAACTCCTGCATTAACGGCAAAGTCGTAAACCAAGTAATCAATGCCAGCGGGTAGTTCATCACCACGAACCTTGTCCCAGAAGTTAGCCTTGTAAAACGACCTGACTATTTCTTTTGGCGGTGTTTCACCCTTGTCAATTAACTCCCAGCCTTCCCAATGAGGGTTTGGGTTACGAGCAATACCCGCATAAGTTTGACCGCCTGAGTCGCCCACAAGTGTGGTCAGTTG